TAGCGGAGGACCTGGACTACCAGGGCATCGTGGCGGAAGCCATGAACGCGATCCTGCCGGTAGTCCGCCTCGGCACGCTCGGCCTTCTCTGCGACCAGATCGAGGTCGAGATCCGCGAAGTCGAAGCGGAGCCAGCATGAGGGCCTACACCCTCGCGGAGATTGACGCTATGCGCTCGGCGACCTACGACCACCTCTACGTCAACCTCCCCGGCGCTTACCAGTACGAGCAGCGCGTCCGGGAGTGCGAGGACGTGCTCCGGACCTACATGGCCGCCGGGATCGAGCCAGCGGAGATCTACGCCTCGGCATGGAAGAAGACTCGGAAGGAGTACGCCCCGCCCATAGCCGCTCCTGAGCCGCAGCGACTGGAGTACAGAGGCTTCGTCTTCAATTCGCGGGAGCAACTCGCGGCATACGTCATCGCCAGCAGCCGAGGCGTAGGCGTAGGCGTGGAGGACACGGAGAGCGCCAGGCAGGTGCTCCAGGCCCTCGGCGAGGCCACAGCGATATGAGTGGCCCGCGCGTACGCCGGATACGACCCCTGCTCCCGGAACGCTCTCGCGGATGGCGAGCCCGGCTCCTATCCAAGACGCGCCGGAGCCAGCAAGCACTACAGGCCACCCAGGCGGAAACCCCGGAGCAAGGCCCGCTCTCCTCCTACTACGACCACCGGCTAGCACGCAAGCTCGAAGACCCCGAGTTCCGGAAGCACTACGAGCGAGCGCAACGCACCATCGAACTTCAGATAGACCCGCCCACCGGAAGGCACGCCGGTACATGGCCCCAATGGGCGCTCCCCACGGACCCGACATGACCCGCGAAACAATCCATACCGTCGTAACAACCCCGAACTACACGCCACTCCTCCTGTACCTCACCGTCCTCGCAGCAATAGCCATCGGCCTCCTCGTCTACATCGCCCTCATAGCCCACGCGCTCAAACAGCAAGCACACCCCAGCCGAGCGAGAGGCGGCGAGACCTTTACGGCCCAAAAACGCGCGGGCGATGGCTCGGCCTAGACGCCCACGCGACGACTGGCGAGCGCCGTTCCTCGAAGCCTTTGCCCGGACCTTGACGGTGACGGATGCCTGTAAGGAGGTCGGCATCTCGCGTCCGGCGGCCTACGATGAGCGCCGGAAGAACCCCGACTTCGCTGCGGCATGGGCTCAGGTGGAGGAGGCGACTACGGAGTGGCTGGAGCGCGAGGCGCTCCGGCGGGCTGCGGAGGGGTGGGTCGAGCGCGGGACGTACGACGAGAATGGGAACCTGGTGGGGGAGTTCGTCCGGAAGTTCTCCGACACGTTGCTGATCTTCATGCTGAAGGCGCGTCGGCCGGAGACATACCGCGAGAATGTGTTTGTGCAGCAGTCGGGAACTATCCAGCACAACCATGAGGTCTCGGTACTGGATGGGCAGCAGCCGGTGGAGGTCGACGCTGGGCAGCGTAGGCAGGCTGCTAGGGCGCTGCTGGGGCCGGGTCCGAGCCAGAACGGGCACGGCGAGCACTAAGCCAAGCGTATATACGCCGACGCCCCGAGGGGCGCTAACGTATATACGCACGATGGCTCGTCAGCGATTCCTCATGACGCTGCCCCTGGAGATATGGGAGCAGGTGGAGCGAGCACGCGGCGAGATTCCCCGGACGCAGTGGGTTGAAGCTGCGATCCGCCGGGTTCTCTCACCGGAGAGTCAGGAGTGGCGAGCGACGGTACGAGCGACTCGGCAGCGCCGCGCTCCGGCGGGACCCAGCCCCGAACCCGAGGTGCGGGAAACTCAGATCGGCGACGAGCGACCTGGCGGGTGCCCCTGGCACGCTGCGGAGGGCACGGGCCGCTACGACGGGCATGACTGGTTCTGTACCACCTGTGGCCGCCGGGCCTGAGCGGTAGGCTTAGCGCTCCTATCCATACAGGCGGAGAGAGGCCCAGGATGCCGAGCGGACTCATCGAGGATTACCAGCCCACCCCGAATGGCCTGTCGTTTGCCAGCAAGCATCTCGGAAAGCGACTGGTCGAGCATCGAGAGGCGGCTGGCCTGAAGCCAGCGGAGGCCGCCGAGATCGCGGCGGTCAGCCAAGCCGCGTACGCGCGCCTAGAGGGAGGCGTGGAGCCTGCGCCGCAGGCCGCGCTCGAAGCGCTCGCCCTCCGGTATGACTGCAAGGCGTCGGATCTGCGGCCTAACGAGACGATGCCTTCGGCTCCGGCTCCGGCGGTTGAGAGGCTGGCGTGGGTCCGGGAGCGGAACGCGGCGATCCGCGCGGGCTTCAAGCGCAACCCTTCGGGTACTGAGGGGAAGCAGGCCGGTAAGTAGTGAGCGCGACGCTGGACCCGGCGCAGCGAGTCCGGCGGCCTCTGACTATCGACGAGATCGACGCGGCGCTGCTGTGCCCGGAGATCTTCATCTGCGGCCACTGCTTCATCCGAGGGCAGGGTGGAGTCACCGAGCGGTTCCTGCTGTGGCCTGAGCAAGAGGAGGTCGTCCAGGCGTTCGACTCTACGGACGACATCATCGTCCTGAAGGCTCGGCAGCTTGGGATCTCGTGGTGCTCGGACGCGTACGCGCTGTGGCTGTGTACCGCGAACCGGGGGCAGACGGTCCTGATCTTCTCTATCGGGCAGCGCGAGGCCGACGCGGAGTTGGAACGGATCCGGTTCATGTACGACCGGCTGCCGCCGGAGTTGAAGGCGCGGCTCGGCCCGCAGGTCCCTGGCTCTCGGGAGAAGGACAACATGAGCCAGATGTCGTTTCCGGACATGGACAGCCGGATCGTGTCGCTCCCGAGCACGAAGAACGCTGGCTCGTCATTCACGGCGACGCTGGTGATCATTCAGGAGCTAGGGAAGATCGAGTTCGCTACGTCGCTGATGGCGGGCGTGGAGCCGACCATCGCGGACGGCGGGCGGAAGCTCATCGTGAGTACCGCGAAGGGGTACGACGGCGTCTTCTACGACTTGTGGCGGGAGAACGGCGCTCGGTGGCGCTCCGGGCAGGTTGTCGGCGAGCGCGGTGAGGAAGGCTCGCTTCGGCCGGTCTTTCTGCCCTGGCATACCCGGCCTGGCCGCGACCAAGCGTGGTATGACGCTAGAGCCCGCACGCTGCCCGCTAAGGAGATGCGGCAGGAGTATCCGGCCACCCCCCAGGAGGCGTTCCAGGGGAGCACAGACGCCGTCTTCGGCGAGGAGTTCGACCGCCACGCCCCGTACGTGCTCGACGCCTCCCGCGAGCGCACCAATACCTTCGAGGTAGTCCACGGCGCGGACCCTGGCGTCAACCACGGCCTCGGCTACCTGATCGAGGTGCAGGGCCGCACGGCGTTCGTCTTCGCGGAGGTCCACCTACGGAATGCGTCGGTGGGCGAGCTTGGCGCGGCGCTGGCTGAGGAGGACGCGCGGCAGGGCCTCGACCCGGCGGGCGTGATGACGTACATGGACCCGTTCGACGTGGGCCGGAACGCGCATACGCTGCAGACCGACCTTGATGTGCTGGCGGAGGCGGGCCTGCTGGTAGACCGCGAGGACGAGCGGTACTCCCCGGCTCAGCGCGTCAGCCTTATAAAGGTGCTGCTGAAGGCGTCTCGGCTGTGGATCAGTCTTGACTGCCCCGACTTGCTGGACGCGCTGGAGCGAGCGCAGTGGAAGATGCGCCGCGCCCCGAACGGGGAGATGGTCCGCGAGGACACGTACGCGAAGGACAGCAAGTATGAGCATCCGCTTGACGCCGTCGGTACGGCGCTGGCTCGGATCTTCCCGCCGGTAGCGGCAGCGGCCGTAGACACGACGCCGGGCACGCTTGTAGCGCAGCAGTTCGCTTACTCGGGATCCGTTTACGGCTAAGGCCCCTCAACGGAGGAGGTAAGGCATGAAGGCGAACGTGCTTCTCGTCGCCGCTTTCCTGGCTTGTGCTCTCGGCGCGACCTTCGCTGTCGCCGACAGTAACTCGTCCTCTTCGGGGCCGACGATCAACGAGGTCTTCATCCACTGCGCCCCGAACGCGAACCAGCAGGTAGATCCCATTCGTGCGTACGGGCAGCCGATGAGCGCCCACCTGCACACGCCAGGCGGCGCGGAGGACTTCTCCGACAGCACGACGGTGGGGGACATGATCTCGCCGACGACGGCTACCTCGTGCGGCCTGCAGTCAGACCACACGCTGTTCTGGTTCCCGACGCCGATGACGAGCGCGGGCGTACCGGCGACCATCCAGAACCAGTCCTACTACCTGACGAACCAGCCGCCGCTCTCTCTGGACCCGAGCAACCCGACGCCGAATGGCCTCCGGTTCGTGGCGGGCAACTCAGCGTGCGCCTCGACGACCTGCGACTCGAACGTGGAGTATCAGTGCGCGGGGTCGACGGTGACGAAGCACGTGATCCCGACCTCCTGCCCCGCCGGTACCGGATACCTGGAGACCGTCTACGCGATCAACCAGTGCTGGGACGGCGGCCCTGGCCTTTCGGGGTCGCTCGGAGAAGGGATGGGCGACCCGACCGGCCCGAACGTGATCGGCACTGACCTGGTCTCGGGCACCAGTGGCTTCTGCCCAGTGACGCCCACGCCGAGCGGAGGGTCGTGGCAGGTCATCCCCGGCATCGTCTGGACCGCGCACGTGGGCCAGGACGGCGTGGGCGGCTTCGTCAGCAGCGACGTACCGCTCGGCACGCAGACATCATGCTCGGGGTGCTCGAACCATCTCGACTTCGTCTTCGGGGAGAGCCCGGCGGCGCTGGCGCACATCGACACCGACTGCCTGAACGTTGCGGGCCTGCCGCCTGGCGTCCAGCAGGGATGCGTGGAGAAGCCCAACGGTGACGGCACCGCCAGCCTGTACGCCCTGGACTCGACGGGGCACTACACCGTGTTCGTGACGCGGTAAAGGAGAGGAGGCTCTCAATGGCAGCACGTAACGGCTACGCCCCGGACGAGACCTCCGAGTCGGCTGACCATCTTCGGCAGCGGATGCGCGAGGAGAAGGACGCTGGCGTGGGGTTCTTCTTCCCCGGCTCCGACCCGTATGCCGACGACTGGCAGATGGACCTGGCGCTGGGGCCATGCCCCGACAAGCCGCCGGAGGGCAGCTATCAGGTCGACGCGCAGCTAGTCATCGGCAAGCGCGCGAAGAAGACTGGCCGGATGCGGCAGTCGGATCTGCGGCGGATACACGTGACGAGCTTCGAGGGCCTGGAGCAGATGCGCG